TGACTGTCTTGATGATGGACTCGTTTATCAAGGTTTTGTGGAACAGGTTAAGCAGTTAATTAGCCCGGCTCACAGTTTTTTATCTCCTGCGTAAAGGATTACGAACCCAAAGAAGATGATTTTATTCAACAGGGCGATGCCATCATACGCAAAGTCTATGGCATTGACCCTGATAGTATCTCTGATGAAAAATGGTGTAGGCTTTACGCTGAATTTCTTTACGTAAATAAGTTGGATCATGAAAACTTAAGTGTGACAATCGAGTCTGCACTTATAAATGCTCTCTCTAAAATATCCCCAAATGGCAACTCAAACGACACAATGGATACTGGAACTTAAGGATAATGTTACTGCTCCAATGAAGAGCATTAACGGAGCCTCTTCCTCTGCTTTGTCGAGTGTTAACAAGTTGCAATTGGGGTCAACAAAAGCGATGGATGCCATATCATCGCAAGTACCCGGAGTAAGTAGTGCTGTCGGAATGTTGACTAATCCTTATTTACTTGCAGCTGCAGGGGCTGCTGCTCTTGGAACTGCCGTATATAAGAGTATCAATATGGCTGAAGATTGGCGTGAGGGCATGGCAAAGATTAACGTTACGGCACAGCTCACGCAAAAAGAATTAAAAGGCGTATCTGATAATCTCCGGGATATTGGAGAACGAAATGTCGCTCCAATCGAACAAATACCGGAAGCCTTTAACAAAATTATCAGTGCCGGATTAGATGTTAATACGTCTCTGAAGGTTTTAGAGCCAACACTTAAGGCTGCTAAGGCAGGTTTTACAGATGTAGGCGAAACAGGTAAAGCTGCAGTGGCAGTTATGAACTCATCCGGTGAAGACATAAACAAGGTTTATGACATCTTATTCGCAACATTGAATAAAGGAAATGCGGAGTTTGCTGATATCGCACAGTATCTGCCGAAACTTATCCCAATGGCTCGTAACGCAGGATTTGCATTGAATGAAACTGCAGGTGCTTGGGCATATTTAACAGCTCAAGGAATGAGTTCTGAGCGTGCAACGACTGTCGCTCAAAATGCCATGAAGGCGATGAGCGATCCGGACAGAATAAAAGGATTCAAGGAGATGGGCGTTAACCTATATGATGCGCAAGGTAAGATTAAGCCTTTAACGAGCATCATTGAGCAATTATCGCTAAAAACAAAAGGGTTGAGCGATTTGAGCCGGGCGAACTTTTTCAAAAATATAGGGATGGATCAGGAGGCAGCGAGTTTTTTCGCCTCAGCCACACAGGATGCCGGTAAGTTTAAGGATACAATTGATTTTGTGGTTAAGTCTCAGGGTAGCCTCAATCAAGCCTATGAGGACTCAATGACTCCGCTAGATCATTGGCATCAGATTATTAATCTTATCAAAGGAAAAATGATGGATTTAGGAGAAAAGTTTCTTCCTATCATTAATATGATTGGACAAAAAATCCTAGATGTTATTCAATACTTTCAAGATTTATATGCCAACTCCTCTCTGTTTAGAGACTTAATCGATGGTATAGGTTCAGCCATATCTAATGCTTGGCAAGGCGTTAAACTAATATTTTCGTTGATAGGTTCAGCATTTGAGATGTTTGGTAAGGTATCGGCTTTTGTAATTGAAAAGGTGTTTGGGGTTTCCGGAGGTATTGAAGGTTTGTATCGAAAGGTTAAGCCTATAATGATTTACCTTAAAGAACTATTCCTCGAAGTTGGCGGTATTATGGCGAAGGTTTTAACCTTTGATTTTAAAGGAGCTGTGGAAATGGCTAAAAACTTCAAGTTGCCTGATCTTAATGTCATCCAAAAGAAGGTTGATGAAGATAATAAAAAGGCTGACAATAAGGATAAACCTACTAATGTCATCGCTCTTCCGGGAGTTTCTCCTAAGTTGAAAAATACTGACTTTTCTAAGTCAACTGCAACCTCATTAGGAGGTAAAAGCGGTTCGTCAATTAAAAATATTAGTCAGCGTATTGAAATTAAGAATTATTTCACGATTGAAAAGGGCGCAAGTAAAACAGACATAGACGAAACTGCAAGTAAAGTAGTTCGTGCTATTAACGACAAATTAAGAGACGGCATGATAGCCGAAGCGAGTTAGAATGAATAATCCATTAACGGAAAATATAAACCCAAGCAAACTGGCTACAGATTATGTAGGGGATTTGGAAAGGTTAATACCTACCATAGATGTAGCTTTTGTTGGGTCATTAATTAAAGATGTGTTTGGTGTAGAAAGTCCCGTTTACCTGCCCACTTGGTGGCAGGGACGGGAGTTTCAAACCGAAAGTTATCCGGGCGTTTCTGTTAGTGATGAAGTGGAGTATGATGATGCTCCTGTCCGGTTCGGACAAAAAACATTTGGGGCGTTTTGGCTGGACGCTGGAACGTACAAAAAATATGATAATAATGGCATTCTAAAAGAATTTGGTTATTCTAAATTTTTGATGCCTCTTGCTACAATTGTAGATTTCAGCCGTCCCAAAACAGTAGTTGAAACTCCAACTATCGGAGGTAATGGTTCTGTAAAAGAGATAATAGGGCTTGAAGATTGGGCAATCAGCATTAAAGGTATTATACTTCCTGACCCGGAACGCAAGGAGGTTGCATTTAGAACGGTTGAGGGACAAATGGAAGCTATGCAAAGCTTTCACGAAATTGCTGATTCTATCGAAGTAGATGGACAGATATTTCACAAACGTGAAATTTCTCGAATTGTTACTAAATCTTTGGCTTTTAGTCCGGTTCAGGGTAAGCCAAATATGATGCAATATACAATTGATGCCGTAAGTGATGAGGACTTTTTATTGACAGTTTAATGAGTACGTATGCTTTATATGGAGAAATAGTCTTTCCTGCTTATAAAGGTAGAAGAGCATTTAAGATTAGGCGGTTTAGCGAATGCTCAATTAAAAGTAGTTGGCAAAGCTTAACCAATACAGCGGAGGTTCAAATCCCCCGAAAGGTCAAAGATTTTGACCGCATGAAAGTGAGTGAATGGTTTCGTGAGGGCGACCCCATCGAAATATATCTAGGTTACAATGGTAAGTTAGATTTAGAGTTCTCTGGCTATATAAGCAAGGTTCCGATAGGAATACCACTCACTTTGTTTTGCGAGGACGAAATGTATAAACTGAAACGTAGTATGGTAAGCGTCAGCAAAAAGAACTGTACGCTTAAAGAACTCCTTAATGCTATTGCTCCGGGTTATACGATTAAGTGCGATGAAACGAAATTGCTTGGTTCTGTTCGATTCGTTAAGTGGTCGGCAAGTGAAGTACTGGATGAGTTGAAAAAGCAAGGTATTCATTGTTGGTTTGAAGGTAAAGAATTGCATGCTTTCACAACCGCTAAAACTGAGATAGCACCTGTAAAGGTCTTGTTGGAAAAGACTGCAGGTGAAAGTCTAAAACAGAAAGCTGTAGAGGACGTAATGGTTACCATCACGCTGCTTAAAAAAGCAGCACGGGATATCAAAGTAGAATACGGCGATAAAGGTGCCGAAAAACGACTAACACGTAAATATGCCGGTTTGACACTTAGTACAAGTGAGATGCTTGCGGAGGCAAAAAAAATATATAATGAAGCTAAAATACCGGGGATGGATGGTGATGTGACTCTGTTTGGTTTACCTCGTGTGATTCCCGGTATGAAAATGGACTTGAAAAGTGCCTATTATCCTGAAAAGGACGGTGTGTATTACATCGACAATGTTACAAAAACATTCGGGCAACAAGGATATAGACAACAATGTAAATTAGGCGATAAAGCAATATAGTATGCCATTGGATGATGAACTTAATCAATTTAAGCAACTGTTTAAACAGCATATAAACGGGGCTCAAAAAGCAACTCTTAGATGGGTTTCCGCAATAGTTGTTGATTGGGATGACAAAACGATGACGGCTGAAGATTCGGAAGGTGTTCCGTATTATGATGTTTTACTCGGAGTTGGGATGATGGTAATAAAGCCTAAAACGGGTACTGATTGCTTAATCGCAATCTTAGAAGGTGATGAGGCAACGGCTTTTTTACTGTACGCAAATGAAGCGGATTTAATCGAGTTTAATGGTGGTAACAATGGAGGTTTGGCTATTACTCCAACGCTTATTGATGAATTGAATAAGACTAATGCTCTTTTACAAGCTATTATCAACATTATTAATGGAGCGGCAATATCGGAGCCCGGCAATGGTTCTGCAAGTGCCTTGCAAACAGCTTTGAAAACTGCCATAATAAATAAAAAGTTGGGGGATTATTCCCAAATTGAGAATAAACAAATAACGCACTAATGAAAGGTCTTTTACTCGGAACTGATTATGATCTGTCTGTGTCTGTGAAACGAGACAGTTCCGGATTAATTACAAGTGGTCTTAAAATAGGTACTATTGATGACCAATGTGCAGCCATTGTTTTGCAATTATCTCAAGGGGACTTAAAGGAAGACCCATTTCTCGGTTGTGGATTAACCGTATTTATGAGGAGCAAATACAGTCCTACCAAAATTGAAGCCCGTATGCGTTCGCATTTTACTCGTGCCGGGCTTGATTTTGATGATTTTAAAGAAAGGATAAATACAAACATTAATACTGAAGAATGATGCAAATAACAGAAAATTTTACATTAGAAGAATTGGTGCAGTCTAAAACAGCAACGACAAAAGGAATCGACAATACGGCACCACCTGCGGCTTTTCATGCTTTGGTAGCTTTGTGTAAAAATGTATTGCAACCTGCCCGAAATGCTATTGGGAATATTCAGGTAACTTCAGGCTATCGGTGTCCTAAGCTTAATAAAATAGTTGGTGGTTCTGTAAGTTCTCAGCATGTAAAAGGTGAGGCGGCTGATCTTGTATGTGAAGATAAAGCAAAATTATTTAATTATATCAAAGATAATCTTGTATTTGACCAACTTATATGGGAAAATGGAACTGACAGCCAACCTGCATGGGTTCATGTTAGTTATTCAATGACACATAATCGTAAGCAAGTCTTACGTAAAAAACAGGGAGGTGGTTATGAGTCTTATTAAAAGCATCAAAAATGCAATTAAAAAGCTATTAAGTGATTCAAACGATATTAGTCACAAGAGAGTTATTGCTGTGATTTCATTTCTTGTACTTATAGCAATGGTTGTTATAAAAGCTTTAGGTTATGCAGTTGACGAACATCTAATATATGTCTTTGCTTCGCTTGTTGGCGGTCAAAGTTTGCTTACTGTTATTGATAAATTTTCTAAAACAAAAGACCTATGAATGTAGAATTAATAAGCCTTGTATTAAACTTTATACTTGGTGGCGGTTTGATAATGTTGTTTTCAATCCGATCGGTGAAGAAAAAAGCTGAAGGCGACGCATCGCAATCAGTCGCTCAAGCTAAGGTGGTTGAAGCTGAAGCTGAAGGAAAGCAAATTGAAAATATGTTGAAGATTGCTGAAGCTTGGGAAAACCAAACGGCAGCACTTGAGCAAAGACTGAAATTAAAGGATATGCAATCGATTGAATTATCCAAGCAAGTGGCTGCCTTGAGTGAACAGGTAAATAAGCTAACGAAAGAAGTTACCGGTTTACGTAAGCAGACCACCCGGATGATTGAATTAATTGATATTATCACTCCGGACAACTTAAATGAAATTAAACTTAAAATAAAAAAACTCCATGAAGACAACAATCAAGGTTAAAGCGACATTCGTGTTTATGCTATTGGCATTGACCGTATTTATATTTTACCCGGTAATGGGTTGCAAGGTTCATAAGTTGACTGAAGTGGCTACAAGTAGTAGGGCTAAAACGGAAGTTAACAAAGATATCAAGCAAACGCTCGATAGTTCTGCAATTAACCTTAATAAGGTTCAAACAATGGACAAGACTGTTACAAATGAGAGCATGTTCGTGAGTATTACAGATACTTATTTGAGTGTGCCTGATAGTAGTGGCAAGCAATATCCTACACGTATAGTCAATACGACAGTTGATAATAAGAAGGGTACAAAAGCCGATGTTAAGACTAATACAGACAGTAAGCAGAAAACGGACTTAAATAAAAAACTTGTTGACAAATCGGACTCTGAATCCGACAATAAGGCGAAAGCTAAAAACACCGGTGAAACTGAAACAGACAACCCTGCATGGGTAACGTGGGGTATTATTGTCGCTATTATTATAATTGGTGTAATTATATTCCTTGTTTTAAAGCGATATAACATCATTAAATAATTATTGGTGGGTTTGTTGGCATGGATGTGCGTAAATTGAATTTAAACGGAATTTAAACGGTTATTATGGCTTGTGTTGTTGTTAGTGATAGACAGAGTTTAATGGATATAGCCACTCGAGAACTTGGAGGGCTGGATAATCTGTTTGAATTTGCATTAATAAATGATGTCTCTTTGACCGATGATCCGACACCCGGACAAACCATATCATTAATTGACATCACTAATTCCGATGTAGTCAGTTACTATAAAAATAAAAACATAAATCCGGCTACAGCAATTACAACGCTCACCGAAGAACAAGCGAGAATCTATAGCGAGGAGTATTCGGATGAATTTGAATAATTATTATTATGACAATAGCAGAATATAAGACACAAATCACAGATGAATTTATGAGCAACGCTTCGATAGCTGAAGCTTATGGTTTTACCGCAGGAGATGCATTTGATAATGTATTTTCGAAGGTTTCGATTGAAAGTATATTATTCTATATTGTTGCTGTTGTTCATAAAATTATAGGTGATGCGCAAGCTGTATTTAAATCGGAACAACAAAAAGCTATTCATGCTGCTATCGTTGCAAATGATAGATGGTGGTATGATCAGGTAATGGCTTATGTTCTTGGCGCATCATTAACCTATAATAGCACTACCTATAAATTTAGCCTTGTTACGGATGATGATAGTACTACTCTAGTAGCTTATTGTGCCATTCTCCAAGCAATAAATGAAAATCAGGTTACTTACCTAAAAATAATGTGTGCTAAAGTAAGCTATGAGGTTTTAAGTACTGCAGAAACGACAGCTTTAACCGAATATCTCAAACGAGTTGCACCTGCAGGCGTAATATTTATAGTTGAAAGCAACACTCCTGACATAATCTATTTCCCTGCAAATGGAGAAACATCCGGCATTCAAATATATTATGATCCAATGTTGCTTGATTCAAATGGAATGCTTTTAAGCGACGGTGCGACATATCCGGTTAATGTGGCAATTGATGCCTATATTAAAGGGATTATTTATGGTGGTAAATTTAATGTGACAAAGCTGATAGATGCAATTCAATCAGCTACCGGAGTGGTTGATGTTAAGGTAAATTTATGTAAAATACATAAATTTAGTGATGCTGCCGGTGTAGGTAGCGAAATATCTACTACTGTAGATTTAGCTGCAGGCGTAGGTGAGTTTAGCATTGATAATGCAACATATGTTAGTAATATCGGGTATTTCCCTCAAAGCGCATTATAATGAAAATCGATTTTAATAAATTGATAGTCTTGCTACTGCCTACGTTTCTAAGACAAACGGTTTTAGCATATTTTATTGAGGCTTGCATCAAGCCGGCTAAGGTGCTATATAATGACCTTGTTAGTTGGGCTGAAGAAAAACGTCTTGAACTAGCTACCAATTACCAGATTTGTTATTTAGAGGCTTATCTAAACTATAAGTTGCTGGGTTCTTTTGATAGGAAAATTGTAATTGTTAACTCGGACGGTATAACTACAGATTTTAGCGTAGTAGTACCTACAACTGTTACTGTTGATACTTATCGTCTGAAGGCAATTGTCGATAAGTATAAGTTGATTGGTAAGCGTTATGAGGTTGTTGGCGGTACGGTTTCGTACCAATACGAATGGCAAAGTTTTTATCCTGAAATTCTATCAGTTGATGATGCTGCTAAATGGGGCGATTTTTATCCGGAGATAGAATCTGTAAAAAAGGATGCATTTATTTGCATTGAAATAACTTCTAATCAACCGCATATATATGCTTCAGCGTATGCTATTGATTCAAATGGCGATTCTGTTAAGGTAACTAGTGATGTTGTTATACAACTTAACGTACAATGGAGGTTAGAATCCAATTGGAACGAAAAAAACTCTGCAACCATTGAACTAACCATATCTGCAGGTAATTCTTTGTCTCCAACTTCAACGATTAATAACGTCAACGATTTTCAGGAATTGAGCGGAAGTTCAGTAAATTCCATTACTCCTGCAACTGATGACAATTATATATATAACTATGGTCAACTTAATGAAGATTAATTATGTTTGAGCGCACTACAGGATATAAAAGAGCGAGTAAAATTATTATAACTCGCACTATCAATTCAACTACTACATCATTTGAGGTGTCGTTGTTGACCGCATTTGACTGGCAATCCGTACAATATCAAGAGCTAACTCTTGAAGAGCTTAAAAGATTGTCTCGTACCAATTATGTAACGAGAAGAGATGCTTTTATCTCGTACATGGAAAATCAATACGAGGGATTGGACGTGTCCTCAGATGGTTCAATTATTAATGATCCAGACGGTATTTATTACATCTAAATATAATATTATGGCAAATTACAATACTATAACAGGTCTTTTAGAAGAGGCTGCAGCGATAGAAACCACCACAGCGAAAAAATCTATAACAGCAAGTAGAATGGGTAAGATGCTTGCCGGCATACTTAATTATTACAAAACAAATATAGCCTCGTTGATAACATCTGCAGATGCTGCAAAGAAGGTTGCTAATCTTGATGATCCAACAACAATTACAAAAACAATAAAAAGACTTGATATCTCTAGTCTTTCGACTACGCAAATTACCGAGTCTGTTAATTTGCTCAACCAAAATGCGCAATTAATAGACTCTTTGGATAGTGCATTATTAGCCGGCGATTCTGGTATAAATGTAAGTCCAACGGGAATTGTGTCATTTTTAACTAGGTATCTTAGGACTGGGCTCTCCGGCCCGATGTTTTATAATTATTCACTTCGAGGAATTACTAACCGTTTTAATCCTGCAAATTTTAATAATGATTACCTGCAAAGTGCAAATGGGTTTCCCATCGTTGACGGTCTAAACGTAAATGCTGTTGTAGGAGGTGTTTTTTCAAGCATATTTGTAAATAATGGATGTACGATGCTAGTACATTTTTACGATGGTGGTAGTCTATGGATTATGCAGGTGGACTTATTTAAACCGTATTGTTCTGATAATATTAGAAAAATCAAATACAAACGTATAGACCTATCTCTAGATTATTCAGGTGGTTTTGAACCAGAGTTAAGGGCAACACTTGTTTGTCCTGATAATAAACATTTGTATATAATATTGCAAGGAGGTGATGGTGACATTAACAGATTATATTTAGATGTTTCTTATCTATGCACGTCTGATGAATTTGATATTAATTCATTAACACTAATTGAGCAAAATAAATACATATCTAACATATTTTCCGACTATCATCAGTTAGCAGATGTACATATGTCTGCTGATGGATTATATTTATATATATTCAGATGGGATAGCAATGGTGAAAACCTCTATGTAACCGTATATCAGTTTGGCGAAAAATATAAGTTTTCTACGTTAAACCCCACTCCGGTTGAAAGTTCTGGAAACATAATATCTCTATTTCCGACACACACACCACGCCGGTTCTTCATAGATGAAGATAAAGGATTGTTGTTTGGTATTGCTTCACAAGCAAATATGCTTTATGTTGCCCCAGTAACGTTTAAGACGTCCTCCGTAGAAACAATTTCTACACCTGCATTAGTTGAATTAGATTCTTCCGGTATTGGTTCTAAGGAACCTTTACTCTTAGATACGATTGATAAGTCAATAGTTGGAGGAATTAATGAGCTTAAGAAAGGCGTGTATAAATTAACCTGTTATGTTCCAGCTGGAACAGAAGAATACATCGAGGCGTTCGTTAATGGCGAAGTAGGTAACAGACTACCTGATTTAGGGGGTAGAAATGTTTACTGGAAATGGCGCATTATGGGAACTGGGTTTGATAATAACAATGGTAGCTGCTCTCTGGTGATCAGGTCTGAAGGTCATTTTTTTTCTCGATTAGATAACAGTAATGAGTATAATGGTGACAGCAATTCAGATGGAAACTGTTCATCCGATTGGAGTAATTGGGAAGATTTATCCAAAGATATTATTGGTTTATCCGACCAGAAAAATAATACATTTAGATTCCTGTTTTCAGCACATCAAGGAAATGTAACTGCTAACTTGCATTATACTATATATGTCGAATTGTGGTGGGATGAAAAATTAGCAAAATAATAATAGGATGGAAAATTCAAAGAAAAGAGAATTCGCCTACTCCCATTGGAGTTTGGTTGAAATTGATGGAAAGAAAGTAACTGTTAATAAAGCGAATGAAATGTACCTTGCGTATTTTGCTGAAGGTAATACAGAAAAAGCTGAAGCAATAAAAACAGCGATTGTGGAGGCTAAAACTAAAGTTAGAACTGATTATCCGGACGAATCGGTTTAAGAAGTAATTAACTAGGAGGTGTAAATGCCTCCAACCCCAGTAACCGGCTCTCACCCCTGTTAAATAGTTAAGGCGCAGTAACTGTGCGATGTTATTTTGTTTTGTGTATATTTGTAGAAAAAATAATTATGAAACTAAAAATAATTTTATTGTTGATAGTATTACCTGTATTGTTATATTCTCAGAATTCACATGAACAGGATAGTATTAATGATTTAAGGCATGCCTATCCTCATCCATATGGTACTGTATTAGGTGGGCAGGTTTTTTTAGATGCTGATGCTCCATTTGGAATATTCTTACAGGATCATAATTATATGAATTTGCGTTTAGTTGATAATGGAACAAAACAAATAAAAGGAGGTTTCCGAAATCAATATGAAACAAGTATGGGGGAAAGGCATTTAATGAATGTTGATTATTACTTAGGTAAAGATAAGTATGGTCGTTCCATTATAAATAAACTTGTAATAAGCGGTTATTTTGACCTTGTTGTGATGTTTTATATTAGATATTGGTATAATGCGTTAGCCTTTGCTGAAGTTAAAAATAAAGGAGTAATTGAGAGTTATTTTTTGACAGATAAAATACAACTATCCTGTGATTTAAAGAAACAGACTGCAACCATAGTAATAACAAAAGCCGCTATCAAATAGCGGCTTTTGTCGTTTTATCAATGTGCATGTGCGTGAGCTTCTTATTGGCTTTACTTCTTATGGTTAAACATTTTAGCTGCCTGTTCTTGGCTTGGCATCATGGCTTTTAATAGATGCAATGCATGGTAATAGGTGTGTTCGCCTCTTATTTCTGGGTTTACATCTATTAGCAAATCTATCATATCGGTTACTGTTTCCTGCCATTGGTCGGCAGTGCATCCGCCTGTGTATACCTCTATCGTGAAGTTATCTTTATTAATTGTTACCATTACGCACGCCTCCTAATTTATTAATTACTTGTCTCGGATTTGAATATATATTCTCTGTATTCTTTGAGTTATCTATTGCCTGCTGATAACATGCCCAAAGTATTCTTGAGCTGCGTAGGGTTCCTCGTAATGTTCTTTGTACAGCATGAAGACTAACTCCTAATTCAAGAGCGATTTGAGTTTGATCTCCATGATTTAGATTTGCGTCAATTAGCCATAGCATTCGTAGCGTTTCAACGTTGAATCCTTCCCGATGGCTTCTGTTTTTTGTATGAACAATTTCATATTTACCCGTTTTTCGGATGCTCGGAAGTACTTCTGATGTAACCCATTTGCGAAATACTTTTGCTTCCGGCTTTCTGCTTTGAAAGATTAGGTTGTACAAACCACTTTCATTAATAACTGTAAATCTTTGATTGCCTGAGGGGGTCGGTAGTAGCGACCCCCTTTTTTCGTCTTCGTCAAGTCTGCTTACAGCATCATTATGGTTGCTGATTGATAATACTTGACAAACATCTTTTGCCACGAACCACGGCTGCTGATTAATAATTTCAACCCTAACGGATTGATTCGATGGATTAAAGGTAAAAACCTTAGCTAAATTCTTGGTGTCAGTCATAACTTTAAGAATTGTGATAAATCAGCAACGCCCACCGTAGGTGTGACTGACACCAATACGCTGGGCGTTTTTAGCCGTTAGTTCTTTCGTTCTAACCACCATAGAGGGCGTTGCCTTTATCTTGTCAAAAAACAATTGTTGATTTTTTGCCCAAGAATGTATTGTTGTCAGTCATGAGCAAAGATATAAAATTTATTAATAAACAATAGGCTTTTCGTTATAAAGTTCAAATTCAGCTTTATATATAGCTATTGTTTTATCTTTATAGTTTGGAACAAGAAGTTCGGGCTCTTCTCCGGGGCATATAAGTGGACACATCATAAAGTAAAAAGGCTGCTGTGTTGCTTTAAATAGTTCCGGTAGCAAGAATACTAACCACATTAAATTGTTATTATCCCAGTACTGACCTTTATATGTCATGTATGGTTCAGTTTTATGAACACGGCATGAACTTGATTCTTTTCCGTTTTTTGTCAATCTGCCTATTTTAGTTACCTTATCATCTATGTTTAGATTAATCCAAGGAAACTTCATTAGCTTTTCTTCCGGATTGCCTATCAAATAAAATACGCCACATACTTCAATTTCTTCAAACTCCATAACTAAAATAATTGAGGTTGCATAGCGTATCCTTGTCTTTTTAGTTCCGGTTTGAATAGTTGCACCTGCAGTGTTTCTGATTTGTACCGGCTATCAATGGTTAATCTACCCTTATCAAAGAATAGTTTAATGTCGCAAGCGTGCATGATTGCTTTGTTGCAGTCGGGTTTTTTGTAGGTTTGCCCGAAGCTTACATAAAAGAATATGATTTTACGTTTGGAAAACATCCGATTTAGTTCCTGCATTTGCTCGTATGTAAATCCCATATACTGCACGCTGTCTATAATAACTAAGCGATAATGATTCTTTTGAATCTTAACGACAAGGGTTTGGAAGTCAATGTTTACACCGAAAAACACTTTAGTGGATTCGATGTTGAAGTTAACTGTTCTGTCTCGGAGGCTCTTTTTTAATGCTTCCTCATGGCTACAGTATAGCGCTTTCCCTATATTTTCGCCATATACAGCAGAAAATAAAAGTGTAAATACAGATTTACCGCTTCCGGAAGTTCCGTACGCAAAGATAGAGGTTCGGCTCTCTATCTGCCCAAACAGGTTGTTGTAGTATTCGCCGAGGTCTATCTCGTCATACTTCTTAGCTTGTAGGGTTTTAAGATTGATAATTTTTGCTTTTGTCATTGTGTGTTTGGTATTTGTATGTTATTTTATTCTTTTACCTAATGAAGCTAAAGAACCTAAAGCGTTATTAACTTCTTTTTCTCTTTCTTTTTGGGGTTTATTTTCCCAACATTGTTGGCAGTGAGCTCCTGAAGGTGCATTATAGAAACCTCCTTTTATCTCTTTACCGCATTTTGTACAAGTTAATTTTCTCATTGTGTTTGTGTATTTAAATTTTAGTCCAGTGAATTACATTATCAGCTAAGTCCCAGTCGTAACTTGTTTCGTTAAATCCAACTAGAAAAAGGTCGTCTCCTTGGCTAAATACACCTTCTTTCCATCTATTTAACATTTGGTCTTTAGGTGTTTGCCATTTGATTCTTTGTCCATCTAACGGCAGCGTTTTCCTGTCAATTTTTACTTCAATTAATTTGTCCATTGTATTTGTGTTTAGTGTTCATATTATTTCCAGTATTTAACGCCGTCTTTCTCTTTTAAAAAAGCGTCTCTAAATGAGTGCTCTCTGTATTTTTTACCTATTCTTGTTGGTGTAAGAATGACAGTTGCATCGTAATAATGCAGCCCTTTGCTTTCACCTAAATAGAAAATGCTATAATTATCAAAGATTCCACAATATTCGACTTCACATGTAAACCAATCGTATAATGTTGTTTTTTCTCCAATATTTACTGTTAAACCGGCTACCTCAAGTATGCTTTTGGTAAATAGACTTTCTATGTCACGGCTTTCAGCTATTAGATAGGTTCCCATTTTCGGGTGTATCCTTTTTTCATAGTTTAGATTCATGCTTGTTTTGTTTTAACTGTTTTGCGTAGCATGTGTAAATAGATACGTTTATGCCATTCTCTTTTACTTGTAAAGATGTAACCGCCGTTTTCTTTGGCGTTTATAAGATATTCGTTTATTTCACCGCTTAGAGTGCATCCGGTTAGATATAGCCATTTTGGATGAACGCAAAAAGCAAGTTTATCAGCAGCACATAATTTGCTCGCTTCCATACCGTAAATGTTAGCGATATAACCGGAGTGAAGAACCGAAAATTGAAACCAAGCATAATTATATCTATCGAATAAATAGCTAATAATATTTGCGCCTAAATACGGATGTTTTTTACCTTCTAGTCCATCAATATTACTGCATCCAAAATAACCGATGTCGTGCAAAAAGAATGCACACCAAAGGCGTATGTCTTTTGGAAAACCATACAACCTGTTCCAAGCTATTGCAACGCATACCGGGTGTATAATAAACTGATGTGCTCCAATAAGAAGCGATTTTGTACCTATTTTCATTGTTTTATTTATAAATAACCTTCTTCTATTACTTTATCTGCATACGAGCGTGTTGGCTTTTGTTCTGTGTAGTTTTTTGTTAAAAAAAACATAAGCTCTGAAATGCCTTTTTTTAGTGCTGATAGTTTCTCTAATGCCTCTTCTACCTGTTCTTTGTCTTTTAGGTCGTTCCATAGCTGAATACTTCCACGACAATCGTGCATTGTGAACTTCATTATATCATCATCTTGTACCTTGGCATGATATGTTGCCATGCTTCGCTCGCTGTTTGGTAGGAGGAACTCCTTTTTGTTGTATTTAGCCATTTTAAACGTGTTTAAATGGTTTGTATTTATATTTTTCGTATTCATTTAACCGGACGTCTACGCTACCGCATGTCACTAATAAGCACATAATTGCATTGGCAATACTCCACCCGTTTCCGCAATGTGAAACAAAGTAGATAGGTGTAACCGGTTGTTTGCTTTGGGTATCAACCACAGCCCATCCATTGACTGTTTCATGCATTTTATATAGTGGTACTTGTTCCATATTTATTGATAAATTCATTAACCTCAGGAGCCTGTTTGTTATTCAGTATGCAACTGAATTTAGGGGGAGTACCGTTTGAGTCTCTTTCGCATATAGCTCCCCTGTTTGCCGGTAAATAGAAGCATATACGCCAAACAATCCCTTTTTCTAATTCATACATTTTTCCATATGAAAACCATCCGTTTCCGCAATTAAAGTTAGAATCACAGATAAATTTCCACTTTGCCGGTATTTGCAGGTTAGCAAAGAACTCGAGTGGGGTTTCGTCTGGTATGGATGGTTTGCGTTTCATTTAATTATTCTGAGTTATTTCTTTCATCTTCTCGGCTTTCTTTTTCTCTGCATCACGGATAGCAGAGAGCTGATTAAACAACTTTTTGAGGCTTACCTCCGTATTGAACGCATACAGACCCTTTTTATTTATTAAACCTTGCGCTTCTTGTTCCGGAGTAAGTATCCATTGATATTGTTTTTTAGCAAGCTCGTTGTTGATTGGAGACCAATCTTTTGGCGTTGCAGTTATGCCCCGTTCGTTTAATACAAGCAGACATTTGTTTCTAAGCCGTTTTATAGTTGCTTCGTTTGGTTTAACAACGCTTTCTGTAGTTGGTTTGCGTAAGTTGTTCAGTCGTTTACGAGCATCAAATATTAGGCTGTCGAGTTGTGCCTCTGTAAGCTCTGTAGTGCTTTCGACACCAAATTGTGAGCTTATTATCACATCTTTGAATTGAGCCTCTCCTAATGCAAGCAAAAGCTTGTGATAGTATTGGCGTTTCTCTTTGAGTTTCTCTATTTGTGTGTTCATTTAAATGCTGTTTAAATTGTCCCTATGGGAGGAATCGAACCTCCCACTTTGAACCGTTTAGGGTGACTATACGTTGTCTATTTTTCGCTTTTTCGCTTCGATATCCATTTCGGATTCTGCTTTGTCCTTTGGTATCCTTTGATAGTATTGCTTATCAGTACCGCAGCAATTCTTTACCTTCTTACCGCTTTTGCATGGACAGGGATCATTTCGCCCTGGTACTTTATCTGCTCTTAACGGATAGTCCGGTGTTTCCTCAGCTATAAGCATTACCTGTCGTTTATTCTTACTCATGCGTTTGATATTATATTTCAAGTTCGTCAACTACATCAAATAATATCCTTTTCAATTCGGGAGTTTTATTTGCAAAGAAGCAAAGAGCTTGTTGAAGTTTATATTCTTGTCCCATAAGAGAGAAATGAGTATTGCTACCGTCAGAGTTTCCACAAATTGAAATGAAAAAACCTTCATTTTCCTCTATTTCCAATTCAGCTTGTTTTATAAGCTCAACTGCATTAACATTGTCCTTTTTCATTATGCGTTTGACATTGAAAGGTTAATCCAAATGTCCTGACCGTTTTCATCTTTCATTTTTGCTTTAATGAAGGTGGTTGTTTTCTCGGGACGGTAAGCTTCTTTAATCATGCTAACGGCGTCAATTAACTCTTGGTCTCCGGATAATTCAGCTTGATTGTGTAGCTCAAGTACTCTTTGAGCCTTTGGCATACCCTCTTTGTTTGGTTTAAGCAGGTCACGAACTATGTTTGCCATGATCTGATTTTCGGGCGTTATTTGGCGTACGATCCAATCGTTTACCTTTGACACTCCTATCGAGGCTAAATCCTTATCCCACCCGTCAACAATGTTGTTCCCTATAATGATAGTTTTGCTGTAATCGCCGTTACTAATTGAGTGCGATTGTTGCTTTAGCATCTCGTCATTGCTAATTCCGTAAACAGCCTGTTTCATTTCTAAAAGAGTTTTTGAGCCGTCGAAAATTTCTGCCTTTCTGTCGGAAAGGTTTTGAGCGATTTCTAATAAACGAGGGAAAAAGGTGTCGATAAACTCGTTCTGTAATGCTTTGTACGTGTTCTTTTCTTCTTTTAGCTTATCTTTTTGTGCTTTTTCTTCAGCTACTAAAGCTGCTTTAAGATTTGCTTTTTCTTCAGGAGAAAGCTTTGAATAATCAATTGTTTCCATTTGTTTAAATTGTTTTAAGTGCGTAAATAAATGCTATAATGATTGCTAATATTAGTGCTATAATGACTGCGATTTCATAAATGGATTGCCATCTTTTTCGCTTCCTGTCACGTATCTCTTTAATGGTTAGAATAGGTCGATTTTTCATGTCTCTGAATTGAATAGGTTTTAATTTGTGTTTGCAATTGCACAGGGTTATGAGCGTGCTCAAGTTCAATCATTAACTCGTTACGCTTTCGGCATAAGCGGTCAAAATCATCAGACATTACAGGTGTATCTATAATCAATAAGAATACGTCCTCTATCTCTTTGAGTAGCTGATTAACGGTGCGTTCGGGTTTCATAGTTGTACTGTTGAATAGTCGATACTTGGCATATTAGCCATTTTTACCATTGTAATGCAGTCTTCTACGCCCCGGAATGTTTTTTTAGCAAGCCATGAGTGCGATAGGAACTCTTTTTTTCTGCCGAGAACAATATCTAGCGTCTCTTTGTCGTTGATTCCATTTATTCTAAAGATGGCTTCAGCTTCTTCAGGTGAAGGTTGACCTAGTTGAATTGGCAACATAAACTGACGGTCTCTTGTTTCAGCAAACAGGTAACGGTTGCGGATTGCTCCACGATTAAGGTTATCAAAGAAATAAGGTGTCCCGGCAAATACAATCCCGCAGATGTCTTTAAGAGCTGTCATTATGCCTTTTATAATTGTTACTCGTATGCCTTTTAGGCTGGATGCTTCATCGAAAAGGATAAGCATTGGTTGTTTTTGCGCAGTAGCTCTTATTTCTAATAGTTGATTGTGTATTGTTCCGGTTTTATAACAATTCATTACATCCATTAATCCTGCAATTAATTGCTTGTCGGTATCATAAAGCGAAGCATCAAAATATACAAGCTTCATTCGCTTTTGAGGCTCAGTGTGCTTAATGTAAGACTCAAATCCGAATGTTTTACCGGAACCCTTTTCGCCCGAAATGGATAATGGCTTTTTAAGTGTAAAGGCAATTTCGCAGGTATTGAATACCTTCTTTAGGTTCTCAGTCACTACACCACGGTAACTTTCGGTTTTTGCGAGGTAATTTTCGATAACTTCCCATGTCTCTTGACCTACCATTCCCTCTTTGTCCCAATTGTTCCGGACGTGAGATAGTTTGGAGCCGTTTGTAAACTGAAGTTTTTTGACTGCGAACTCATTCGCACTTAAGCCTGAGGCTTCTTGCGCAGCGATGATGCGGTTACGCAAGTCTTTTTTTTGTTCAAATGAAAATTCTTTCATAGATTTGTATTGCTTTTAGTTATTATTGAGGCGTACTGTTAGAGCGGTGCGCCTTTTTTTATCGTCCAATATTCAGAATAGCACGCTGTCTTTCGCTTATGCCGTCACTCATTCCGTTTATAATATCTTCTTGAGCATTATTTCGAGCGTTTTCTATCACCTTTGGAGTATCCCACCACCCGAACCCTTCAGTTCCGGTTGCTTTAAGTTCTCCAAGTATGCTCATTTGCTTTTCAAGCTCGGTAATACTGTATTTTTCGCCATATTCGTCTTGTTTTGCTTTGAAGATGATTTGTTTTGCTTTTTCTCCTTCTTTAAAGTCTGCTACGCAGGATGCGTAACGTTCTGTCTCATAGGCATGGCAGATAAATATATTATTCTTGTATAGCGCACACATATCCGGCTTTTCTTTGTCTATCTTAACCGTGAACTTTTCCCCTAGATGTTCGTTGCAGAAGATGAAATGACCGATGCTATCTCCATCCGGAACAATGAAATACGTAAGTTTCCCTTTTATTTCTATAGGTATACCTTGTGTACCGTATGTATAAGGGTCTTTTTGTTTTATCATAAACAGGCTTAACTTATCAAAGTAGTTCATTTTAGCCCTTTTCTCATGCTCAATCGTCAAATATCTCTCTATCTTGCTTTTTCCAACAAAGCGACCCAAATTGTTACGCTTTTCGCCCCGATCGTTCCAGTCTTTAACGGCATCGTTGAACGCTATAATTACTTGTTGCAGGGTTGGTAGTTCTTTTTCAGGAGTTTGGTCTTTTTTGGCTTTGAATTTTTCCAAAAGTTCAGGATTAGCCTTGCTATTAAGGCTGCGAGTAGTGACGTTACCGCCTTTAAAAAATTCGAGTTTACGCAAAACTCGTTGTTGGAAATGACCAATAATTCCCTCAACATACTTTCCTCGACCCTTGTAGGCTTGGCAGGCAAAATGTACACGGCTCATGTTACTCATGAGGTTTTGTACTACTGCTGCTTTGTTTGCCGATCCGTTGTCGTACTGAAGTTGATAAGGTTTATATTCGTAATGATTGATAGCGTTCCTTAGAGCTTCCTCCACCATTTGCGCTGTCTCTGTATATGCTATTGAATGACCTATTATAGCACCTGTGTGAGAGTCTGTGACGAATACAACATATAAATCGCTTTTAATTGCTCCTTTATTATCCCGGTAGTATAACTGCATTGTTGAACCATCGAGTGACCAAAGTGCGTCCGGGAAGGATGGTTTATCTCTATTTGCTAAAACTTGTAATTCATTGTCTCCCGCTAATTTTCCGTGCCGGGCGTAGAACCATACCTTTTTAATTTTTGGAATATATAAATAGGCTTTAACTGCTGAAACTGTAAAATTTGGTTTTTCGATAGCATCAGCCCAATCATTGTACATCATTGTGATGTCTTCAAAGCTATATTTTACGGGATTTGATGCTAGTTCTATGAGTTTTGCGTGTACCATTGCATCGGATTTCTCACGGTTCACATTACCAACGCCACGGTGAATCATACAGTCGATTCCTTCTTGTTTATATCGTTGGGCATTTTGATAGAGTACACGTTCGTTTGTGATAGTTCCTTTTTTAAATCGGATAAGAGGTATGTCCGTATTCTGTTCATTTAAACAGCGTTTAAATACTTCAGTTCGGAGTTGCGCAATACTGTCATAACCAAGTTTTCGAGCCTTACGAACATCAAACTCATTGATAAGTCTTAACCAAGCTGCAGCTCGTGCTAATTGATGTACCTCTGTTGGTGTGTAGAGATGTGTTTCCATGAGTTGTTTAATCTCTGCAGGGTCTGTCTCTATCATTGCTGTTAGTTGGTCGGTGAGTTCCGATATGGTGGCTTTTGCCTTATTCTCTTCGTTGTTGCGGAGGTAGATATCCGGTTCACATCCATTGCAGAAAATAGCTTTTACAAGCGTTTTATAATGTTCTTTCATGGTGTGGTAGTGGATGAATACCCTTTTTCCTTCTTTGTGATATTCCCAACAATATACTTCGCCGTTGCGTTGACCTGCCAAAGCTCGTTTAAGATAACCGGAAGACAAACCGCACTGTTCCAGTTCGGAAATGGTTACTGATAGTATATTATTGTGATATTGTGGCATAATTTTATATTTGCGGACTTAATCGGATTCGAACCGATGACCCTGCGATTAACAGTCGCACGCTCTGACCAACTGAGCTATAAGTCCAAGTGCAGCTATTTGCTGCGTTGTTTCTTTCTTCGCTGAGCTCTATTAGGCTTTGGTTTCTTCATTTCCTCCAATTGCTCTCGTAATTCTTTGCTCATGCTCATTTATCTTCCTCCGGTTTATGACATCTTGGTAAGAAACAGTGTTGTAATTCGCCTGTTCTCCTATCAATGTGATTTTGAATTCCGATAAAGTCGTGTGCAAAATTGAAGTCGTCAAAGGCAAGGAACTGTTTTAAGTTCAATGGAGTACCGTTTGAGTTACAGGCGTCAATATCCATGATTGAGCCTAAACGGTCATTTGTCATTCCTAATTCTTGTGCTCTGCTAACGATATTTCTGATTAATTCAGCTTCTTCGTGTGTTGAGTTAAATAGTGGATGTGCCATAGTTTTATTTTTTAGTGTGTTTGAAGAGTTCGATAATTTCCTTTAGTGATATAAAATCAGTTAAGTCCCATGCTGCGAATAAGCCACCTAATAAGAAGGCTCCAAGAATGATGTATTCGATTATTGAGTCCATATATTTTTGATTAAGAATTACACCAATCTTGCACTAACTCATTCACGTAATCATCATCAACAACATCAGT